CCGGCAATCTTTGCTGCACCGGTTGTGGTAGAACTGGATGCTGTTGTATCAGTCACATTGAGGCTATCCACCTCGGTATCCTCAAAATTGGCATGTAAAGCGTGAATATTCTTAGAAATACCCACACCACCAGTGACAATTAGGGCACCAGTGGTTTTAGAGGAGGCATCTGTGGTGCCTCCAACGTTTAGGTTTTCTTGGGTACTTATACCACCTGTAACCTTGAGGGCACCTGTTGTAGCTGAGGTTGAAGTAGTATCGTCCGTTAGAGTCACCACACCATCTAGGGTGGCGGCAGCACCAAACAAAGCACCTGAAATACCTACACCACCACCTATGGTTACTGCACCAGTGGTTTTTGAGGAAGATGTGGTTGAAGCCGTGACTCCTAGGCTACCATTTATATTTACTGCGAGTGCGTTTGCGTGATTCATTGTTATAGCGGAATCGGCAGAACTCATGAGGGTATGACCAATTTCAAGGTTGGATGCCGAAAAGTCATAAATAATTGCGACATTACCCTTATGTCCACCTGTTAGGGGGTTATTCATAATCATACCAACATCGGCACCATTTACATTACCGATACCAACTTCGATTGTAGGATCTGAAACTGTGAGACTGTTCTGCCCTTGACTGGTTGTATTACCTGAAACGATCAAATCACCAGCTACTGTAATATTACCATCAAAATTGCCTGTATTACCGAATATGGCACCACCTACACCCAAACCACCGACAACTTGAACTGCACCACTGGTTTTAGAAGTAGATGCTGTATCGTCCCAAATTTTCGTAACACCTCCAACATTTAGCTTTTCTTGGGTACTTATACCACCAGCAACTTTGAGTGCACCAGTAGTCACTGAAGTTGAGGTAGTAGTGTCGGTTATGGTAACACTGTCAGCCTCAACATCTTCAAAATTGGCGTGTAAAGCATGAATGTTCTTCGAAATACCTACACCGCCGGTGACAATTAGGGCACCGGTGGTTTTAGAAGAGGCATCGGTTGCAGATATTACTTTGGCAACACCTCCAACATTTAGGTTTTCTTGGGTACTTATACCACCAGCAACTTTGAGTGCACCAGTAGTTTCCGAGGTTGAGGTAGTAGCGTCGGTTATGGTAACACTGTCAGCCTCAACATCCTCGAAATTGGCATGTAAAGCGTGAATATTCTTAGAAATACCTACACCACCAGTGACAATTAGTGCGCCGGTGGTTTTAGAAGAGGCATCGGTTGCAGATATTACCTTAGCAACACCTCCAACATTTAGGTTTTCTTGGGTACTTATACCACCTGTAACCTTGAGTGCACCAGTAGTTTCCGAGGTTGAGGTAGTAGTGTCGGTTATGGTAACACTGTCAGCCTCAACATCCTCGAAGTTGGCATGTAAAGCATGAATATTCTTCGAAATACCCACACCACCACTGACAATTAGGGCACCAGTGGTTTTAGAAGAGGCATCGGTTGCAGATATTACCTTAGCAACAGCACCAACGTTTAAGTTTTCTTGAGTACTGATACCACCCACAACCTTTAGGGCGCCAGTGGTTGCTGAAGTGGATGTAGTGTTATCAGTGATAGTAACACTATCAGCCTCAACATCTTCGAAGTTGACATGTGTAGCGTGAATATCACCCACAACACCTAAACCGCCACCTATGGTCACCGCACCGGTGGTTTTAGATGAAGATGTGGTTGAACCTGTGACTCCTAGAGTACCGTTTATATTTACTGGGAGTGTGTTTGCTGTATTCATGACAATAACAGTATCTGTAGCACTATTGAGGGTATGACCAATTTCAAGGTTGGATGTAGAGAAATCGTAAATCATAGCGACGTTACCCTTATTTCCACCTGTTGTGGGATTATTCATAACTAAACCAGTGTCCAAACCGGCTAAATTACCTTTACCAAGTTCAATTATGGCATCTTGAACTACAAGATTATTTGAATTAAAAACCGTTGTGTTTCCAGTAACTGTTAAATTACCGGTGAGTGTGAGATTACCACAATGAACGTTTCCGGCTACACCTAAACCACCGGCAACCTTTAACGCACCACTTGTTTGATTGTTAGATGGTGTGGTGTCTGTAATATTGACACTATCAGCTTCGACATCTTCAAAATTAGCGTTTAAAGCGTGAATATTCTTAGAAATACCCACACCACCACTGACAATTAGAGCACCGGTGGTTTTAGAGGATGCATCGGTTGCAGATATTACTTTGGCAACACCTCCAACATTCAGATTTTCTTGAGTACTGATACCACCAGCAACCTTGAGAGCACCTGTAGTTTCTGAGGATGAAGTCGTAGTGTCGGTAATAGTAACACTATCAGCTTCGACATCTTCAAAATTAGCATGTAAAGCGTGAATATTTTTAGAAATACCCACACCACCGGTGACAATTAAAGCACCAGTGGTTTTAGATGAAGCATCTGTGGCGCCACCAACATTTAAGTTTTCTTCGGTACTGATACCACCGGCAACTTTAAGAGCACCGGTTGTGGCAGAGGTTGAAGAGGTTGTATCTGTGATGCCAACCCCACCGGAAGCAACTAACACATTTATACCTGTATCATCAATGTAAACATTGGAACCTACACTCAAAGTATGAGAAGCTAAGGAATTGGCTATACCCACATTACCAGTGGTTACAAATGCAGCTACATTATTATAAAAAATTATATTATTAGAAGTTGTATTACCTTGATTAGTTACAGCTTGAAAACCCTGATTACCTATGACATCTTGCGCTGATTCTCCGGATTGGGTTAACTCTTTTGTTGTAGTGTTATACATCATCAATACAATTTCAGAATTACCTTCATAGTCGGGTCTATAACGAACCGGTGATACATAAACAGCCCCACCTGTCGATGCATCAACCGCGGTATTACTCGCATTTAGAACGATCGTGTTTTCACCCTGGTCCTGTTGAGCGTGTTTACCAAACCTAATCTGGGTTGACCTCTCAACAGTCGGTAATGTCTTGACCATTTAGTATAAGTTTGTATTTTAATTTGCGTAAAGTAAACCAGCCATTCCATTTTCCACTCTCAAAATATTGTAATTTACTGCATAAATTGGGTCATTAATCTTCATAGACTCACTCATGATACTAGCTGACGATACACGACTAAAATTGAGTGTTCCTGTGGGCTGTAAGCTGGATGTTGAGAGGCAGAAACAATAAAGAAAGAAATCTGGAGAAGTTACGAAGTTTGTGTGATAATAACTCGTGACGTCTATAAAATGTGGTTTACCCCATTTATAGTTATTTACATCGAGACCATTTATGTTTAATTTAACTTTATTTGTCGGAGATGTGAGGGCACCATCAGTTGTTGTATCCGAGGATGCTAAATATTTTACTGGATGATTAAACGTGAGTTCTTGAACTAAAGTACCTGAAGGAATATTCTTTTGGACTTGTGTTATGAGGAGATCGTGTTTTCTAGATGCAACCTGACCACGCTCCTCATTATCGAGGTAATAGTAGTTTGCATAACATTCAACATTGTAATTTGCAGCAGCTGTAGCCCAATATATCCTAATTTCAACATTATGGTAGTTTAAAGCTACGAGGGGTAGAGCACATTGTGGCCCCTCACAAAAAAAGAACCTGAGAGGGTAAAAAAACGAACGCGCAGAAATACCGGGGTGTGTACCGTTTGCACTCCTAGATACATTTTGTGCAAATGTATCGATAGCAATCTTTTCTGTAAAGGCACTATCTTGGGTGTCAATAACGGAACCACCTATTAAAAGCTCAACTTTATCAATAATGGTGTCCCATCGTTGAATATCGAGGGCTTGGGTTTTGTCATCGAGTGTAAAATATACATAACTGAGAAGATCGCCAGATCTCTCAAATTGGACGCTAGACATAGAATTGTTTTTCACCGCTCCGTGGATGGTTTGTTTTTCAACGGATTGTGAAAAATTAGCATGGCGTTTAAATGTTGAACTGAAGAAAGATATTTCAGGATTACCCATGATATATTTATCCTGGGCACCTATAGCAATCAATTGAACAACACCTGCAGACATGGTAATACTAATTTAAGGGGAGAAAAATTACAGGTTGGGTTTTCTACAGACGAAACGAATAACCAAAAAATTATTTTCGGCGGGATTTGGTGGTGTTATAAGAACACCGCTTTGATTACGAATATTGATAGTGAGACGATCAATTTTTCGAATAGGATTTACGTATTGCACAGCAATTGGGTAATCATCTTTGAAACTTATTATACCAGTATCATCTGTAGTAACAATACTAGCAAAAGATTTTCGAAGCACACTTAGTGAGTCTTGACCTTCATAAACATTGGTAGCGCGATCATTAAATGTAGAATTCAACTCATCAATAGAAATGTAGCAATGTTCACTTCCATTAGCCGGTGTGACTGTATTAATCCGAGCGGCTAGAAGTCGAGCCTGTACAACATTTTTTAGAGGCTGAGTCAAAAAACAGGTCCATGTGTTCGCGCTAGTCTGATTAAGAGTATCAATTGTGATGGTATGATATTCATAGTTTAGATCGGGAATCATATCCGTCGGCGATGTGATTAAAGCCATATATCATTAGCTTAGATTAAAGATCCACCAATTCCATCCGCGATCTCATATCCGGCATGATCACCTACAAGTTTTTGGGCACCACAAAGACCACCTGGGGTAAGACCAACAGAGTAAGGGCTGTCCTCCTTCCCTGAACCAGCGGTGCATTCAAGGTCTGGCTTGAGGTCGAAGAGAGATTCTTCACTGACGGTTGTAATGGTAATTGGCCTGGGTTGATAATTCGCGGTCTTCGCAGACATAAAAGACAGAACGAAGATGAGGGTCATCAAAACTGCTATGGCCATGAGGCCGTTGCGGTTGGTCTTGTTGAGGTTAAGCATTTTATATTAAACTTAGATTTTTTTAATTAAAGTGCGTTAAAGAGATTTTCTTAGTTTCTATATAGACAGTAGATGGACGAAGAAATCGTACTCGATAGGGGTCAGACGACTGTGATGAAATTAGATGCCGATGAACAGGCCCTGATGGATGAAATTCAAATTTCTGCCCCACGACCAAAACCTGTCCCTCGACCCACAAGGCCTATGCAAAGACCTCAACAGTCTTTTCAGGGTCAGGAGGCTATGGATGCTTTTGTGAATCCCAACAAACAAAGTGCCCCAACTCAGCCTCCACAGGATGAGGAAATTGATTATGGCGAGGATGAACCAATGATGTTCGACGATGATGAACCTATGGGCCCCGGTCATAGTGACCAGGGTGAACAACCCTCGAAGGGGTACACTTCAATTGATGAAGAGAAGTCGGATCTTATTAACAAATTAGCTCGACTTGAGAAGAAGGGATTTGCAGTAAACAAGAGGTTGAACGCTTACTCGAACGTTGATGAACTCAGATCAGAGGTCAAGAGGATTACATACAGTATAGATGTTGAACAATCAGTTCGATTCTCTCGCCGTATGTTGGTCGCCTGTGTAACTGGGCTTGAATTTTTGAATAAGAGGTATAACCCATTTGAGATTCAACTCGAGGGTTGGTCTGAGTCTGTTATGGAGAATGTTGATGATTATGATGGTGTATTTGAGGAATTATATGTGAAATACAGATCTAAGGTCAGCGTTGCACCAGAGGTCAAACTGATTATGATGTTGGGTGGCTCAGCAATGATGTTCCATCTTACCAATAGTATGTTCAAATCGGTGATGCCAAACATGAATGATGTTATGAAGCAGAATCCAGACTTGGTGAAGAATATGATGGCGGCGGTTCAAAACACTACCCGTGAC